GATAATCAGTCTCCAGAAAATGACTCCCTTCAGTTTCAATAGTAATAAATATTTTTCTTTCATGTGCAAAATGTGTTAATTCATTTACTAATGCCGGATGCATTGTGGGGCTTCCTCCGGTAAGCATCATCTCTGTGATGTGGGGATTCTTATCATATATGTTTATGATGTCTTGGAAACTAATATGTCCTTTCTCAGGATGTATACTTGTGTACCAAGAATCGCACCAACCACCTTCACCGAACCAGCAGCGGTGTGTGCAGCCAGTAGTTCGAATTACTACTGTAGGATATCCTGCTCTACTTCCTTCTGATTGTACCGCTGTGTAAAGCTCTACAATAGGAAGTGTTTTGTTATAATCTTCTATTCTTTTCATTTATTTATTATTTTTGTAAAGATAAGAAAAGGTTGGACAATATCCAACCAATTTTAATAAAATTTTGTTTATTTTAAGTATTTCTTTCTCCTTTATGTTTATCTAATTTATCTAATATTTGAGTAAGTAGTTCATTTTTTATAGCCCCAACCATTGAAGCATTTTTAAGTACAGAGATTAATTGAAATACAAGAAATGGTGCCATTATTGTTTCACTTAACCAAGCTGTTCCTTTAAATCCTTTTTCAATTGAAAGAATACAGGCTAACATTATTATCCAAAATATAAGAGTTTTTAATACTTTTAATGCTTTAAATGTTTGAAATCCTTCCCTTTTCATTCCCGCCCATACTCCGAAGAATCCATCTGCGAATACAATTAGCCCTACTGCTAGGAACTGCTCTATATTATCTGCAGTTAAGTTAAAAAAGTAGGTACCTATAAAGGCTAGTAGTGTTGACATTGATAGTGTGATAATTAGTCCTGTTTTCATGGTAACTATTTTACGTATTCAAAATATTTTTTAGTTTTTTGATTTCTATCATCTAAACCGTGAGTACCACCGTTTATTCTTTTTGTAAGAGCTAAGATAGCGGCATCATTAACTCCTTGATCACAAATTGACCAAAGCTTATTCTTATCAAAGAAGAACATTGCTGATTCAAAAGAGAAGGTAGTTGCTACTAGATCTGGATTTGTCATGATCTCAGGCTTTTTAAGATAGTCTGAGAATGCTTTATAGTTATCTTTTCCAGTTAATTGAAGAGCTCCTCTTCCTCTAAATTTCCATCCATCTCCTGATTTCTCATCTCCATTACCCATTCTAGAAGCATAAACTCTATTAGCAATCTTTTCAGGATTTCTTGAATAAGATTCTTCTAAGTTACCTGGAAAGTATTTTCCAAAGGTACCTTGCAATCCTGCTGTAGAATAATTTAGATTTTCTGTAAATAATTTAAAACCTCCTGTTTCGTGTGCTGTTTGAGCAAAGAAGTGTGCTGCTCTTACTGGAGTAAATTTGTAAAACTCCATTGCTTTTTTCATTGTACCAGGGCCAAAAGCACCATCTGCTGTTACTCCAATTTTTTCTTGTAGACTCTTTAAACTCATACTATATAGTTGTTGTATCTTCTACAATGAAGCTTGTGATTACTTTACCTAGTATACCACACACTATTGATATAATAGCAATAGTATGTTGATCTGTATATGCAGTGTATCCTGTAATAGAGGTTGAAATGATTAAAAAAGCATTTCCTATTTGTTTCCATATCTTTGGTGTAGGTGCCTGGAGTCTTTCAAGTAGTTTCATAGGGATAAATTATTTCGGGGATAAATATGAAAAGTCCCTACAATGAGGAACTTTCTTTTAATCTATTTTGAGCTTCTATGTATCGTTTTCTGACTAAAGCACCTAATTCAGCATCATTTGGATTATTTAAAACTTCATCATATGAAATATATATAAAATCATCAAATTCATTTACGAAATCATAATCTTGCAATGCATCCCATTCAAGGAATTCAGTCATTACTTGATTTAGTTCTTCATCTGTTAATTTATCAAATTTTAATTTTTGTTTCATATATTAATTATTTTAAAAGACTTTCTACATTAAATCCTTTACTAGTTAACCACTCTATATATTTTTCATAATTTGGGTATCCTTCACCTCCTATTAATTTCCATTTATCTTCAATTTGATCAGGAGAATAAGTATTGGATTTGCCAAATCTATTTTTAACTACAAGGATTTTAACAACATATTGAGAAAAATTTTCAATACCTTTTGTTAATACCTTTTCCTCCATTTCATCTTTTTTTATTTTAGGATCCTGAAAGGGTTGGATTTTATAGTGGTTAGATAATTTATCACCATCTACAACAAAGCATATTTCAGGTTTAGTAGCTAATTTGTTTTTTCCTTTATAAAAATTTTTATCTCGAGTAAATGAAATAGCGGGTTGTTCTTTAAAAGTATCTGTAAGATATCCTTTAAGAAAATCTTGGGATATTATATTTAAACTTCCTACAAGATCTGTCCAATGGTATAAAAGACCTACTTGCTTGCCTTCATTTAATAAATCTGTTAATTTAGGAAACTCTAAAAACCCACCCATAGTTTAATAATTTTTTAATAAATATAGCCCCTCTGTGAGGGGCATATTTGAATCAATTAATTCGCAGATACTGCGCTGTTTTTCGCACGTCTTCGAGCGAGAGTGTACATAGCATCGGCTAATGCATCATTTACTTTTCTTTCACCATTTTTTACATAATTGATGAAACGAGGTGTGTAACCTGTGGTTTCTGCTAAACGATTTGTGTCGTCTTTACGCTCGCGAGCATTGTAGAATGCTAACTTTGCAGTGCGGTTTAGTTTGGTCTTTGCCATAACGATTAATTTAGAGTTAATAATAGTGGAGGTGAGGAGAGTCGAACTCCTGTCCAGACTGCGTTAGTCAATACAATTTATACAGCTTATGTAATACAGTTTTAAAGTTGGAGTATCATTCAACTGGGGCTAACTATTAAGCTAGCGAAACCACCACTCTGTTTAATCTAACAAAGAAATCTTGTTTAATTTAGGCTGCTACAGCAACTTCTTCTCTCAATAGAGAGAATACTTTGTTCATGTTAGCTTCGATTTGTGCGTTGTCTCCTAGAGATACTACACGAGAATTGTTTTTGCCATTTATTAATTTCACCTTAGTTTACAGTTATCTCTCTGGCTGATTGTATTAATTAGTTGTAATCTGTCAAAACCAGACACCCCCGTTTTGCAATAAATAGTAGTCAGGACAGGATTCGAACCTGCTTTCTCCCTTACGATCGGTGCGTCTCCAATACGCCACCTGACTATTGTAAATTACTTTACTTTTATAGGAACTTCTACTGTAGTGTCTGCTGCTGTAGTGTCTACTTTTACTGAGTCAACTTGAACTGCTGTTGAATCTACTGTTGTTGTTTCAGTTGCTTTTACTTGTTTGCAGCTTGTTACTGTAATTGCCATGATAATGACTAATGCTAAAAATACTTTTTTCATTTTGGTTTTTATTTGTTAATTAATATGTTCTTGTTTCTACCCACATTGACTTTGTCTCAGTTGGTTTACTATAATTATTTAATACTTTTGTTACTTCAGCTACTACATGTTCCCATGTTACTGGTCCTGTTTCGTCTGCGTAAGGAGCTGGATCTTTTCTTCCTAATTTAATAAATGCTTCTACTCTTTCAACTGATGAAGCTGATTTATAATCTGAGTACCATTTACCTCCTTTAAAAGCATGAGTTTCATATGGGATAAAGATTGGCTTATAAGAGGTGTTAGTTCTTTTATAAACTTCATCAAAATCTAATGCTAATTCTTTACATAATACTTCTCCATCTTGTAGAATAGTAAATTTATCTCCTTCTAAATAAGGTGTGAAATAACCTACTCTTTCTGCTTCCCAATTTCCAATTCTAAAGGCTGCATCATCTGCATCTCTAAATTCTTGTCTACAATCTGGATAAATTGCATGATCTCCGGCATGAATACCTAAAGCAATATCACAATTCTCTCCTGTTCTATTTGCAACTGATAAAGCTACTGCTTGAGTAATAGAAGCAAATATTTTGTTTCTGTTAGGAACAACGGTTGCTTTCATATTATCTTCTGCATAGTGACCTTCCGGTACTTCTTCACCTCCTGTTACTAGAGCTGAATCTAGTAAATCAACTAATCCGTTTAATTGAATTTGGCGGTAAGTTACAAAAGTCTGTTCCCAACCTGTTCCTCTAGTTGGCAGAAAGTTATTAATATAATTTACTAATGATTGAGCTCTTTCTAGCTCTACTCTATGTTTTTGACCATAGTCAAAGCTTATGGCCGTAACTGTGTCATACTCTTTTAGACATCTAAGTAATAATGTACTTGAGTCCATACCACCTGAAAGTGAAACTACAACATGTTTCTTATTTTTGTTCTCCTTCATAAACTTTTTGTTTAAAATATTCATCTAAAAATTCTCTACGATATAGTTTTACATTTCCTGTGTATTTAGAATTTGAAACATATTGTTCTTTAATAGTTTCGTGTAGAGCTACTGCTGTAGTAGCTACTTCTTTTCCCAATTCACTTCCAGCGGCATACCCTAAATACTCATAAAGAGACATCATAAACGGCTTTAATTCTTGGTTTTCCATAACTTTAATTTTGATTTAATATACGTAAAATATCCTATTCCTCCAACAATAAATGGAGAACAATTTAATAGACTAACATGACCTTCACCACATAATCCTAAACTATGTTTTATGATCTCAATCATGATTACCTTGCTCCTTGTTGTTTATAATAATCTCCTTTAGAGAATTTTGTAGACTGTTTTTCTACTTTAGACTTTTTGGATTGTCCTAATGTAGGTAACCATATCATTAATTGCTCGTACTTGCTTTTTGAAGATGTTTTACTCATAACTTTATTTTTGTTTTATTTATTACAGAATCTTTTAAATCTCTCTACATTAAATTTAATATCTTCTAATTGCTTTTCCAAATCTTTTTCCATAAACTCTTCAATTTTATTTGATGGTTTTTCTAATAATCCAATCTCATCATATTTAATACCTAAAGCACCACATATGATTGGGTTTGAAGTATCAACTGAATCAATTATTCCGGGCGCCCAGTTATCTCTATAGTGAGTAAATTCTTGAGGTACTGAGCATCCTAATAAGTGGATGTAGTGATGTGATTTGATTAGATTTTCATTCTTCATGTTCTCTAAAAGTAGTACTCTACCAACAGCTTGATTTGCTATTAAATTTTCTGTAGGGCATAGTTCATGATATAATACTGAAGAGTGATTAAATGCGAAGTGAGTATAACCTAGATCAACACATTGTTGATACAATTGGTGCATCTCACTCATAGTTGTACCCTGCATTACTACCATTAAATTAGTACGTTCAGGTAACTCATATTGTACCCAATGTTTAGCATTTTTAGCCGTTATTGCTTTGTTATTCCACTCATCAGGGACAATAAAGATATCTGGTTGGATAAGGTTAATTTTTTCTAGTAAATCTTGAGTAGTATGTGTTACTCCTTCAAATAATCCATTATCCATGATAATGAATCTCTCTCGTTCTCTAGAATCTAAGAAATATTGTCTATAATCGGCATGTTTATCAAGTAAGTGAGGTAAACAATATTCATAATCGTTCCAACCCATACTATATTCTAGTAGGCTAAGCGGTAATTCGTGTGATATTTTCATTATCCAATAAATGTTTTTAATGCGTCCGCACTCATATTTCCACTTTGTTTTCTTATAGTACCATTTGCTTCAACTACTACTGTAGTAGGAACGTTTCTAATCCCATTCTCCATGATTGATTGATGTCCTGAATCAACATCAACTGTTTCAAATTGTATTCCTGGTGTTTCTGCTGCTACTTTATCAAATGTAGGAGCAAATACTTTACATGGTCCACACCATGATGCTGTGTATCTAATTACTTTTTTCATATTCTTTATTTATTTTATCTACATTTATTTTATCTACATTTATTTTATCTACATTTATTTTAACACGGCCTGATGTAATACTATCCATAACATTCATGCATTCTTTCCAATTTTTACAATCACTTAAATTGACTGTAATTAAACTTCTCTGTTTCATTTTCCTCTTATTTGTTTTATGTACCTTTCTACTGCTAAAATTTTTACTCTTAAACCTGCTTTAGTGTTTACTACTTTAAGTAAAAACTCATGAAACTCATCCATTGTTAGATTAGGTTTACTCTCCATATATTGCTGAATTTTTAGCATGTTCTCTAAATTCTACGCTTACTACTCTTGCTCTTCCTTCTGTTTCTATTTTAATAAATTCAGATACTTTATTATAAATGTACTCTGCAA